ATCGATCGTTGTCGCGCCGCGATCGAGCGAGATATGCAGCGCCTCGCCATTATCCGGCGTGATATTGCGCACCCAGGCCAATCCGCCGCCGCCTACCTCGGTCGCATCCAGCAACCGCCCCGCCTGCCACGTGGCCTGCTGCGCGAACGTCGCGCCATCCTCAGACACAAACGACTCGCCATCTTCCATGACGACATAGAGCTGCGCACCCAAATTCGCGCCCGACACGCCTACTGCGTTTTTGACCGTCAGGCCGGTGTCATGCAGCACTGTGCCGCTCGTGCCGACAATTTTTGTTGTAGCTGCGGCGGCTTTCCAGGCGGTGATAAAATCAGAATTGAGCGGATCGAAGTTGCGCCAGATAGGTTGATAGTTGCCTGCGCCAAACCCGCATGATTTATCGAAATAGGTCGCCAGCGTCGCCGGGTTGTAGACGTGCATCGCGTCAATCGCACCACCAGAAGCTATCCCCGCGACACGATAAGTAATCGGCAAATCGACCGATGAGTCAAATCCTTGCGCATACCATGTCCATGAGCCGCCAAGATACTCGCCGTAATAACTCGTGGTTTGCGTCGTGCGCATCATGCAGACGAGGCGATCGTTCCACCAAGCAAGATTTTGCAGCGCCAGCGGGTTGTATCCGCCGATGTTGGAACTAGAATCAAGGATCGCCGACCACGTTGGAGCGGTCGCCGGTGCGGCGCGAATCGCGGCGACATTGGTGCAACGCCAGATCGATGAGCCTGCGCCGATGTACAACTCGCTGCCATCCTGCCGCATGGCAAAAACGCCAGCGGTGATCGGCGAGTCAAAACCGGCCGGCCATGACTCAATCGCATGCCAGGTCGTGTCGTTTATAGTGTCGGTGAAGTCCAGCGTGGTTGTCCAGGCGATCGAATGACCGAATCCCGTGCGGAGCACCATTTGCCAGAACTCATTCGCGGTCGGCGTGTGTCCTCCATTGATCGCGTGGTTGGTCACGGTTCCGCCCGATACCTCAATATCCGGCTCATAGACCAGGCAATCCTCTGCGCCTGCCTCGATGCCGATCGCGTCGCTTCCAGTGGCGGTGAAGCGCACCACCGGAAAATACATCCGGCTGCCCGTGCCCAGCGTGATCGCCGCGCCGCCAAATCCGCTAAACGATAAAATCGCGCCATCGCTGATCGGATAGTCGATCACGCCAGCCGGGATGCTGATCGCGGCAGTCAATGCAATCTCGATCGACGGCCGCCGCACTGTATCCCCGCTCACCGCCGCCGCCAGTGCTACAATCAAGCCCGCCTCATCAGGATCGAACGTACTGATAGCGCCGCCATCGGCCGGCCAGAGATAGATTTTATTTTCCAGCGCGCCGCCTTCGCCCGCGACTGGTGGCGCGCCGTTGCCCACTGCGATCGCGGTCAGTACGCGCCGCTTGTCTTGCAACGGATCAGGATGTCCAAAGGCGCGCTTCTGGGTCATACACTCTCCCGCGAATAAGCCAGCCAATAATCAGGGTGATCGTTATCGGGTGGCAACATCTCCACTTCTTCCAAATACCGCCAGCGCGGATTATTGCGTACCTGCGTCGAGGCGCTGTTGCCCGGCCCGATCGGGAGATCATCCACGTGCGCCCAACCGGGCAGGGCCAGCCACGGCTCGGCATCGCCGCCGCCGATATTGAGCAGACGCCCGCCGCGCAGATGATAGGTGAGCACCGGATCGACCACGCGATAATCAACCCTGCGATTCTGCCACACGCCGATCGACCACTTGTTGCGGATCGCGTCGCCGCTATCGGCAATCTCTTTTAACACATCTCCGCAGCGCAGCGGGCTGGAGTCCTCGATGGTATAGGATAGATTATTGGTTGTAATCGTGCCGGCTGCGAGGTAATCTGCCTGATAGCCAACCAGTGTATTGACCAGCGCGCTCGCCGCCGCCGAGCCCGTGAGCCGCGTATATATCCAATTCAGCGTGATCCAGTATCCGGCAAACACGATCGAGAGTTTGTCATTCTTCGGATCAACTTCTGCCTGGCGCGTCGTGCCGCTTGTCGGTGTGTCCGGCTGCGGCCAGGCCGTTTCGACAAGATCGAGCGCCACATGTGAATCAGCCGCCGCCGCCGATAGACCACCCCATAGATCGATTTGTTCCTTGCGGCCGTAATATCGCACGGCGTTGGCGTCGACCTGCCAGCCGGTATCGGATGGTTGATCAGCCCCCTTGAACACTGCCGCATCAAGATAGCATGCGCCTGCTCCAGCGGCCGGAATCGACGACACGCGTAGATAAATGCTGCCGGTGTACGCATTGGTATCCGGAATCGTAAACGTTGGAACGATCGTGCCGATCGCGCCCGCCGAATCGTAGCGCACCAGGCGTGCATTGTTGTCACTACGATATGCTTCGATTGCCCACGAGCCACTGACAATTTTCATCCGCGCTGTGAACACATACACCACATTCGCCGTGATGGCGATGCCGGTTTGAATCATCGCCCCGCGCTTCACCGCATCGGCGACAACGATCTTGCACGAGTACACTCCATCCGTTACCCACTCGGCCGATTGTGTGACGGTCGCGCCATTGAAGGAAGCCCATGCGCCGCTCTCCGCGCTGCCATTGATCAGGAGGTTATCGAACAGGCGACGATAGAGCGCGCGGCGCGCGTTGCTCATCGTGTTGATGTCCGAGATGAACACATCGCCTTGATGCGTCCATTCCATTCTTGTAATGACGCCCTGCCAGGTCAGCCGACCGCCGCCCAGCTCGCGCACTTCGCGCAGCAGGCCGTGCCGAAATAATTCGCCCATCTCGCGCGAAGTGAGATCGGCCGTGGTCAGGCTAACGCTCCCGATTTTGCATCCGCCGAGCCGCGCCTTGGAGCGCCGCCACGTCGCTGCAAATGGCGCGGTGTATTCGCCGAGCGAGGAACCGCCGGAGAGCAATCGCTCGTAGAGGATCAAGCTGATTGGTGATTTATAGCCGCGTGTCATCAGGCGGATGCTCCACGCAGCGTAGCATACGAGGGATAGATCTCGAAGATCGGCGTTAATAGATTAGCGAGCAGCGAGTTAGCACTGCTGGCGCCGCACACGATCGCGCCAGCGCCCGGCGGCAGCGACCAATTGATCTGATCAATGGGATCCTGCTCAAGGATGTGCTCATTGCCAGAGATTGTAAGAGAGAGCGTCGATCTGTAGTGCAGATCGGGCGTCGTCACTATATACAGCCGGTGCGGAAATGAATTGGCCATCAATGTCGCCGTCTCGATGTGGATAAAATGCTCGGCGGGAATTAACAGGAACCCATCCATGATGAGATTACCGCTGCCCGAAACCTTTTCAGCCTCCAGGGCGATCGCCGCGTAGTGCATGTCGAGATCGTACACGCCCGAAATAGGCGGCAAATCAAATTCACCCAGCGCGTAATAGTTCCAGCCGGTAGCGAAATTTGAGAGCTGTAGTAGTTCGCCGTGCGAAAACGAATACAATGCGCCGGGATAGTTATACCCGCTGCCGGCGCGCACATTGACGACCAGGCTGGAATTGCTTGACTTACAGCGCAGCAAAACCACATAGCGCCCGCGCTGATCGTTAACGTTGGCCGTCACCAGGTTGGCCGGCACGACGATGCGATAAGCCAGGCCGGGCGCGGCGGAAAATGTTGTCGCCAGATTAACCCCGCTGACGGCCGTGGCATCTGAACTAGCGCTGGTATCATCGCCCGTGACGCCCGTATTGCCGCGCTTATCGAATCCCCAGAAGGATACGAAGTTCGACGGCGTGACGCCGCCATAGAGTTCTGATTTCACGCCGATCCAAAATTCGTCGAAAGTCGATGCACCATCTGATGGAATGATCTTCGTCAGCGCGATGCGCGCATTGAGATCGCCGGGAATGGAATAGGCAATCTTGCCGCCATGCGCCGAGACGGATCCGGCCGTGCCCGCCACGATCGTCAACGGCTCATTATCCTCCCACGCCGCCATGCGTGTGAGCCCGAGCGTATACTGCATGAGTGTGTTGCTCAACATGGCCGGGCTGGATACGCGGATCTGATTGCTGCGCTTGCCGCTCAATACGTAGGATTGGCGCGCGTATGTTTCGCCGTGCAGCTGCGCGCGCAGCCAAACGCCGAATGGCTCGATCGTGCTGCGGGCGCGGCGGATGTCCTCGATTCTGCTGTCAATTTCTTGAATCGTCGAGGCGAGATCGTCGATGCTGGTCTCGTCGATGTTGAGCGTCAGTACCTCATCGACCGGCTTGCCATCAACAGATGATGATTGCGTCCAGCCATCGGGGATCTTGATCCAATCGCGCAGATCGGCAAGGCTCACATCCGAGCCGCCGTCGAGCCGTTTTACCAGTTCCAGCGTGTCAAATAGATCGGCCACAAATACCATCCTTCGCGGTGTCAGAACGCCTCGCGAGTCGAGCGCAATTCCTCCAGCCGCTGCTGCTCCTGGAGCATGCGCGCCGTCAGGGTGTCATAGATGTAATTGTTATTGGTGATGTTGGTGGCCGGCCGTTCGGCGCTGGTCCCGGCGCGAGCAGGCGGCGCGTTGAGGCTGTCGATCGCCGTTTGCGCGCGCACCGTCACGCTCGCCGACATATCGTCGAGTACGCTGGCTAGTTCCGCGCGCGGCATGGCCGCGGCGCGGGCAATGCCTTGCGCTAGGCCGAGCATCAAATTCTCGCCGATGCCGGCGAAGACGGTCGAGGGCGATTGTACGCCGAGTTTTTTCCTGATGTCGTCGATAGTATTTTGGAAGAAATCGGTGATGCCCTTGCCGACCTGATCAAACATCGATTTGATCCCGTTCCATAGCCCCTCGATGATCTGCTTCCCAATCTGGAAGAGCTTGTCGGGCAAGGTCCTAAAGAACGCGATGATGTTATCCCAGGCCGTTTCAATCCAGGCCCGGATCCCGTTCCACGCATTTTCGACGGCCTGCTTGATGTAGAACCAGGCGATTTCCAGGATCATGCGCATCGTCTCGACCGCGCGCGCCACATAATCCTTGATGCCGTCCCAGATATTGCGGAACATCTCCCCGATCGCGTCGAGCGCGCCCTGCACGTCGCCGCGTAACAGCGCGAGCACGGCCTTGACGATCCCGCGGATCAATTCGAGCACCGTCCCCACAAACATCTTGATGCCATCCCAGACGCCCTGGAAGATGCGCTGAATCTCGCCCTGATTGTTGTTGATCCATTCGGCCAGCCCGCCGAACACGCTCGTCACCGTCTGTAAGAACCATTTGACCACCGGCTCGACGATGCTGCGAATCGTTTCCCAGGTCTTGCTGATGAATGATTTAATATCCTCGCCGTGCGCCTGGATGAACGTCGCGATCGAGCCGAATATCGACTTGATGAATGCCGCGATCGCGTTGATAGCCGGCTCGACTAAAGCACGGATATTTTCCCAGGTCGCGACGATCGTCGCTTGAATCTGCGGCCAGTTCTCGCGCACCCAGCCGACCATGGCCTGCAATACCACGAGCATCTGCTCGATGATCGGCCCGACGTTCGTTTGGATCCAACTGAATACGGCCTCCAGCCCGGCGCGCACTTGCGGCATGACTTCCTGAGCCCATTCCGCAAACTTTTGAATCAGCGGCAGAATCAACGGCATGATCGTCGAGCCAATCGATACGGCCAGGCCTTGCGCGGTCATCTTCAAATCTTCCAGGCTCTTGCCGAACTCGATCGATTTATTCACGCCGTCATCGCCGATGGCCAGGCCCAGTTTCTTCGCTTTCTCTTCGGCCGCTTTCAAGCCACCGTTGGCCAGTGCATTCATCGTGTCGGAGAGATCCTTGCCGCTCTTCCCGAAGAGCTGCGTCATTAGCGCCGTTTTCTCCAGACCGTCCGGCATTTTTGAAAGTTTATTGGCGACGTTCTCGAGGATCTCAGTCGCGGGCAGCATCTCGCCATTAGCGTTTCTAAATTCAATACCGAGTTGCTGCATGAGTTTGGCAGTCGGCGTTAGTTTACCACTCGTATCCGTCAGCCCCTTGGCCAACTTGGCCATCTGGCCGGTGATGCCCTGCACGTCGCCGCCGACGCGCTGAATCGCCACAGCCAGGCCTGCGCTTTCATCGGCCGTCGTGCCGAGCACATCGCCGATCGAATCCAGTTCACCCGCCCAGGAATTGAACGCGCCACGCCCGCGATCGCGGCGCCGCTCACCGCGCCGATCGCCGCCACGGCCCCGACGGCCGCCACCTTGGCGACGTTGCCAATACCCGAGAGTGCTGATTGTATGATGTTGGAAGAATGCGAGGATTGATCCTCGGCCTGCTTCATTGATTTCAGGAAGCCGCCGATGTCACCGTTGAGGACGACATTGAGAGTTGCAAGCGTGCTCATGATTTAGGTTTGAATAGCGATTGCAGCATGGCCTTCTGCTGCTGCCAGCTCTGGCTCTGCTGCGGCTCCGCGATCGGTTCGAACTTCGGCATGAAATCGTCGACAGTAAACGGCTCGCGGTGCTTCTTCGGATCGCGGTTGACATTGGCAATCAACGCCGCCAGGATAGCCATACGCAAATCGGCGCGCCGCTCGCCGAATGGCTCGAGCCGATAGAAGGCCATCCATTCGGTAAGCTGCCTCGAGGTGAGGCGAGCGAGCAGCGCATCGACATCGATCTCGCCAACGGCCAACGCTAGGATATAGGCGAATCTGCGGGTTGGTCGTTGGCTGATGCTTTTGCCAATTCATCCAGATCCGATGACGTGAGACCGCTCAGACGCTGCGCAATATTGAAAACGCGCTCCAGCGCCGCCGCGCTTTTCTTTGCCAATAACGCCACATCGTCATCGCCGAACAGCCGATTGCCGTCATCGTCGATGACGGACCGCGCCACGAGTTCACAAGGTTCATCTGCGCGTTCGTGCCATTCAAGCGCATGATAGTGGCCTCGTAGGCGTCGCGTTCCTGGCCGGTCAGACCGCGCACCAGCACGGATCCGCCCCATTCTGGCACGCTCACCGTCTCGCGCGCGATGTCCTGTGCCTGCAGAATTTGATCACGAGTCAGGAGTGTCATGCCCATGACCATTGACCGGATATCTTGAGCGTGATATCCGCGCTCAATTTTCCTGCAACCGGCCCCTTAATTCCAAACTTCGTCACGCCGGCGCCGAAGGTCACTTGACTGCTATCAGGGAATACAATCTGCCAGCTCCAGATCGCTCGATCGTTCATCACCTTTTGGATGCCAGTCTGATCGTCGTGCGTGGCATCGGTCGGAATGAAATTGATCGGAAAACTGATCTCGCCCGAATCGATCAGGCTCATCAGAAATTCCTTGCGCGCGCCCGGCGATGATTGGTTCGTCATATCGATCGTATCCACGCTCATCGAGGGACCGTCGATATCACCGACCTCCGCAATCGTGGTGTAGTTAATTCCCGTGCCGGTTGCCGCGTCGCCGATCTTGAGTAGCGCCCCATATGCTGCATAACCATCGCTCATGTTGTCCTCCTGAAAGTTTAGGCCTCGTAATGCCAGATCAGCACATCGAGACGCACGACCGGCGAAACCGCCGCGCCTTGCTCGCTGGCCGAATCCACATCATTATCCACCGCGCAGCCGTCGATGCGCAGGCTATCGGTTGTACTCAGACTGACGACGCCGGCGAAGGAATCCCAGCATTGTTTCACCGCGATCGCCAGCCGCTTCACGGTCGTGTAATCGCTCGCCTCGCATGTAAATTGAATGCGCGAGCGCGCCAGGTGCGACGGCCCGGTATGCGCCTGTTCCTTCGGCGATGAGATCTTCTGA